GCGAGATGTAAGCTTTTCAATTCGTCGTAAGTGCTTGCGGTTACTTGAGTAAGGAATTAAAACCAGAGCTAACACGCAAGGGCAAGCCTCGGCGGCGAGCGCCGAACCATGCGTTGGCGGAGCCGACGGCCGACATCCACTCCCGCGCCGAGCTGGCTAAACGGCTGGGCTGGACGCGGCGGCTAGTCGAGTCGCGGGCCGAAGAGCCGGATTGGCCGATTACGACTCCGCCTCCGTGGCCTCACTGGGTCGCCGATCTGATTCGCGCGAAGTACGGAGAGGCGACGGGGTGGGCGCGTCGCAAGGCCGCGACCGCGGACACCCCGGAGTCGAAGGCCCGCGTACTAAAACTGGAGCACGAGACTGCGCTGTTGCGGCTCCGTGTGTTGGAGCAAGAGGGGAAGACGATCATCCGCTCGGAGGTTCACGATATTATGATGCGGCTCGCGGCGCTGCTACGTCGGTGTGGCGAGCAGTTGCGGCGGACGTTCGGGAACGATCCGGCCGATTTACTGGAGGACACGCTCGGAGACTTCGAGCGTGAGGTGAAAGCGAATTTGAATGGAGAGACGTGACCTATGTACCACCCGGATTTTCCAGGAGTAAGGCTTGAGCACTTTGAGGTCGACGAGCTGCATAGCGTATGGCTTCGGCTCAAGCTCGCAATCCAAAATGGGAATGAACACAAAGCGAGAGATGAGGCCGCCCACTGTGCAATCATAATCGCTGGAGCGAAGCGCGACGCCATGATAAGGGCTTCGGCACTATGACCGCAGCCGTCCTCGCTGAAGCCCTGTCACTTCTCACGCACGCGAGGTCGCCGCGGCTGCGGACGATGTGCGAATTCGCCGAGCAGGAGATCGTGATACCGACCGGGCCGCGGCAGGGGAAGTTCAGAACGAAGCGGCTCCCGTGGACCGGGCTGTGGTTGAAAGCGATGGAGACGGACGCCGTGCGGTACGGCTGGCATCGGTTTACCATCACCGGGCCGACCCAACAGGGGAAGTCCACTATTGGGTTCAAGCTGCCGATCATCTACGCGCTTTTCGAGTTGCGTGAGACGGTAGTGGTCGGCGTACCGGACCTCAACACCGTGTCCGACAAGTGGCGTGAGGATATTCAGCCGATCATCACATCGAGCGGGTTCGCGTCGAAGCTGCCGGCGAAAGGCGCTGGTTCGCGGGGCGGGAAGGTGGAGTCGGAAGTACGTTTCGTCGATGGGCAGACGTTGCGGTTTATGACCGGGGGGGGCGGCGACGCGGCACGCTCGGCATTCACCGGGCGCATTCTCGTTGTAACCGAAGTCGATAACATGGATCGCTCAAGTGAGACCTCAAAAGAGACGGACAAGATCGGCCAGCTTGAGGGGCGGACGCTCGCCTATGGGAGCGAGACGCACGTCTCGCCGCTCACATTCCTGGAGGGAACCGTCACGACGAAAGACGGCCGGGTGTGGCGAGAGTACACCGAGGGGACCGCCAGCCGCATCGCCTGTCCGTGTCCGCACTGTGTCGCGTTCGTGTCGCCGGAGCGGGAGCATTTGATCGGGTGGAAAGTCGTACCGACCGAAGTAGACGCGAGGGAGTCCGGCCACTTTATTTGTCCGGCGTGTTCCGCTCCGATCACAAGGCCGGAGCGATTCGCCATGAATGCCGCGGCGGTGCTGGTGCATCGCGGGCAGGAGATTATCAACGGGCAGATCGTCGGCGATCCGGTTCGCACGGAGACGTTTGGGTTTCGCTTCTCGGCGTTCAATGCGCTATTTCAATCTCCGGGTGACGTCGCGGTACACGAGTGGAAGGCGACACGCGACCCGGACGCGGACAACGCAGAGCGGAAGATGTGCCAGCAGATATGGTGCTTGCCGTTCAAGTCGGCGTTGTTTCGGGAATCGAGGATCGACCCGAAGGCGCTGGGGCGCCGGTGCGGCAGATTGCCGCGTGGGATTGTGCCGAGCGATTGTCAGTGGCTTACGGCCGGGGTGGACCTGGGGCGGCGTGTCGGGCACTTCGTAGTCACGGCGTGGCGGTCAAGCGGGGGCGGGGGCATTGTTGATTATGGGCGCTTCACGATTCCGTCCGATACAATGGCAGAGGAGCGGGCGTTGTACGCCGGGCTATGCGAGTTCCGAAAGATTGCGTTAGGCGGCTGGGCGATGGAGCGCGGCGGCTTGCGCGTACCGGATCGGGTGTTCATCGACTCCGGCTATCAGGGTTCGGAGGAGTCGCAGACGTTCCCGGTGTATGCATTCTGCCGAGATAGCGGTGCGCCGTTCATGCCGTGCAAGGGCATCGGCTCGGCGACGTATGGGGGAGGGCGGGAGTACAAGGGGCCGCGAGTCCGCACGGTGTCCGTGGTTCACATAGGTGAGGAATACCACGTTGCAAAGCTGGACGCGCATGCGATATACTTGGTGGATGTGAATTCCGACCACTGGAAGACGTGGTGGTTTCGCCGGCTTTCGTGTGACGCCGGGGATGATCTGGCGGTTACGCTGTTTGCTGCGCCGAGCTATGAACACCGCGAGATCGAAAAGCATTTTAGCGCGGAGACTCGGATACTCAGGGGGAACGTTTTTGTGTGGGAGAACGCGCACCATCGGGCGAATCACTGGTGGGACGCGGGGGTTCTTAGTGCAGTAGCGGCGCACTTCTGCGGGGTGCGGGTGATTGAGGACCAACGGGTCCGTCCGGCGCAGGTTCAACAGGCGGCGACTCCGCCGCGCCGCGGGTGGACGATGCCGGACGGCCGGCCTTTTTTGGTGACGGAGCGATGAATCCTGACTGGCCCATCATCGCCCTCATCGTCGCGTTGCTGCTCTTCGTCTGCCTGCTCGCGGCCGCGCCGGGCAGCATCGCCCGCAAGCGTGGGCATCGCGCCGCGGCGGCAATCTCGTTGTGTGGTTGGCTGGGCCTGTTGGTCTGGCCGTTGTGGTTCGTGGCCCTGATCTGGGCCTACACGGAAAAGTCAAATGGCGAAACAGAACGAAAGATCGAGTTCCGCGACGAGTGGCCCAACGCCCCTAAGCGAGGAGCGCCCGTCCGTCGCTCGCGTTGAAATCCCGCTAGCCGATGCCGGCGTTCAGGGCTACTGCCAGCGGCACATCGAGGTGCAGTTGACCGGGAACCGGCCGGCGGCGCTCCGTCGCATGGTGGAGGGGCTGGCGATGTCCGGCGAGCGGGTTGACGGGCGGCTCGTTTCGTCCGGGCCGGACGCGATTCGGTGGATGCTGGACCGCATTTCAAACGGGCAAGCCTGAAAATATCCGCTTTCGGATTCTTGCAACGGCAGCGGCATTGCTGGTAGTACCCTGCGCCGATGCCGCTAACGTCCGCAAGCACTACCGCCGAGTGGGCCGCCTCATACGAGGACAACGCCGACTACGACGTGCCGGCGGACATTGCTAAGTGCCGGCTCTTCATCACCGCCTGCCGCGTGTTGAAGCGCCGAATGCTCCAGGGCGCGACCAACCCTTCCGGCTCCAGTGCGAGCGACACCTACGAAAAATACGAGCAAGAGGAAAAGCGGGCGATTGCTTGGCTGGCGACGAATGACCCGGATGCGGCGACGGCGGCCGGATCGGGCTACGTCCGCCATTCGGACTTCAGCACCTTCAGGAGTTGATCGGTCATGGCACTTAATACCTGGGCTCCGAAGAGCGGATACACCGCACAGAGAATCGACGTGACCCTGGCCGGAACATGGGCGGGAGAGACCGCGACAATCTCAATAGGTGGAATTGCGATTGCCAGCGAGGCCGGGAGTGTTGCCGCGACAATCGCCACCGCGTTGATCTCCGAATTCAACGCCTCCACCCACCCATACGCGACGGGAATAACCGCTTCAAGCGGCGGGTCTGGGGTGGTCACGCTCACGGCCGACGTAGCCGGAGCTCCGTTTGTCATCACGCTCAATGCTCCGGGCGGGTCCGCCACCCTGGGCCAAGCGACGATTCAGGCGAATCTGTCGCCAACCGACGGGAGCGTGGCGTTGAACTGGTCGCTTGGCGCGACACCCGTCGTGACGAATGACGTGCGAATTCCCTACGGCGTGCCCAAGTTGATATGGGGGCTGGAGGCATTCCCGACCGAAGTGCTCGGCGTCCTGGAGGTTGAGGATGGGGCCGGGCCAATCGGCTTACCGGAAGAAACTTTCCAGGTGACGGACACGACCGTCGATTCCACGGTAGTCGAATACCGGCCGACGTTCTGGAAGATCAAGTACGCGTCGGCGCGGATCGGCGTAGCCGACTCGCTCAGCTCTACGCCGCCGGCGGGCATTAGCCGGTGCAAGATCGACGCGCAGACCACAGCGATGCACACGTATTGCTACCGCTCTGCCGTGCAGACCGGGGCGCGTCCGCCGATTGAAATTAAGTGCGTCAATACCTCAAGCAAGCTGAGCAACTACGGAGCCGATGTTGAAATCTCGGACGGCTCGACGATTGATTCGGTTTACAATTATACCCCCGGCGCTCGCACGCGCGTCGGGAAGACGGTTGTAGTCGAGAACGTCGAGGCGCTTGTCGGGAAGGCAATCCTCTACTCGCTCCCGACCGTGGAGTTGGTCCGCGGGGGGGATGTGATTATCCGGGCGGACGGCACGATCCCGCTGGTGCGTGGTCCGGGCGGGACGAACTTCAAACTCGAAGGCGGAGTCGCCATTACGGCAATCGAATAGCAATGAGCAGCCGCAACGGACAAGCCTTGAGCCTCCCGAAGTACATGGAGGGGCTGCGCGCCGACTACGACGCGGCGAGGGAAAGCCGTTTCCGAAGGCGGCGTACTGGCATCGCCCCGATGGGGTCCGGAGCCGACTACCACGTCAGGGACGAATCCCGTTACCTCAAGGTGATGGAATACGCGCGTGATATGTACCGCAACGATTGCGTGGTGGGGCAGATCGTGGATAGGGCGACGGTCAACACGATCCAGGACGGCATTACGCCGGACCCGCAGACGGGGGACGATATGGTTGACGCCAATCTGAAGGCCCGCTGGGTAGAATGGACCGAAGACCCAGAACAATGCGACGTAGCCGGAGAGATGACCTTCTGCGACATGGAGCACGTGGTCAACACACAGACGACAGTGGATGGGGATATTGTCGCCCTGGCCGTGCAGGACGGTGGCGTCGGGAAGCTCCAGTTGATCGAAGCCCACCGCATCCGCACACCACAAGGCATCAAGAAAGACGTGGCTCTCGGCGTCAAGTTGTCATCTACGCGGCGGCGGATCGAATACTACGTCACGGAGGATGACCTCGATCCGATGAGCGCGGCCCCCAAACTCGGCTCCATGCGCACCATTCCCGTGCGAGACGCGGACGGGCATCGCCAGTTGTTCCACATCTACCACCCGAAGCGTGCGAGCCAGACCCGCGGTGTAACCGCATTCGCTCCGATTTTCGATCTCGTTGGGATGCACGATGACATCGAATTCGCCACGCTGGTACAGCGTCAAATCGGGAGTTGCTTCGCAATCTTCAGGGAGCGGCAGCTAGAATTTTCAAGCGGCGCTCCGGCGAAGCAGGGGTCGCAGACGACGGAGACGCTGACGGATGGGACTACTCGGATTATCGAAGGCATCGGCCCAGGAATGCAAATCAGCGGTGCTCCTGGTGAGAAGCTGAGCGGCTTCGCGCCGAACATCCCGAATCAGGAATTCTTCCCCCACGTCCGCCTGATCCTCACGCTCATCGGGATCAACCTCGGCGAGCCGCTGGTGATGGTGCTCATGGACGCGAGTGAGACGAATTTTAGCGGCTGGCGCGGCGCGATCGAGCAGGCCCGCATGGGCTTCCGCTCAAATCAGAAGATGCGCGTCGGACGGTTCAACTGCCCGGTCTGGAAGTGGAAGGTACGGGAGTGGATGGGCTCCGATCCAGCGCTTCGCGCCTTCGCGTTGCGCACGTCGCCGAGCAACATCGACTTGGACCGCTCGCCGATCTTCTGGCATCGGTGGAACCCGCCGAACTGGACGTACATCGAGCCGAAGACGGACGCCGAGGCGGACGCATTGCGGTTGGAAAAGCGGTTGACCTCTTATCGCAGACTCCAGGCAGAGCGGGGCCGGGACGGCGAGGAAGTCCAAGATGAGATAATCGCCGACAATGGTCGGCTGGTAGCGGGCGCAATTGCGAAGGCGAAAGAACTGAACGCCGGGAACCCGGAAGCGCAGGTGGACTGGCGGGAGCTTGTGAACTACAGCCCGGCCGGAAGAGCGGCCGCGCCGGTTGCGACTCCGGGTGAGACGGCGAGCGTAGGGACGGAAGGCGCAACCGCAATCGAGCAGGTACGCCTGGAGGCCGACGCCTATGGCGTAGCCGTGCGTGCTGGGGTAGTGACGCCGCAACCGGCGGATGAAGAAACTTTCCGCGGCAAAATGGAACTCCCGCCGATGAGCGAGGAAGTCCGCTCGGCATGGTCGAAGGACGAAGGCACTCGACGGCCTATCACGATAACGCCGGTCGCCGGGGAGAAGCCCGCGTCGGCATTCGGCGCGCCGCCGCCAGCCGAAGATGCGCCGCCGGAAGAGGAGCCAACCGAACCTCCGGAGGCGTCCGTGAAACCGAAACGCTCACGCAGGAAGAAAGCCGATGCCTGAATTGATCGTTCCGCACATCGACCAATACCTCGGCGTGTACGCCATGCGAGAGGAGGTTTTCCACGCGACAGTTGAACGTGTCAACGCGATGGACCTTGGCGCTCACATTCTCCAGGTGCAGGCCGCCCGCGGCGACGATGAGGACAAGCGCGATCCTTATGAACTGACCCAGGATGGTATCGCCGTCCTTGAATTGATCGGGTCGATGACCAAGTATGGGTCGAGCCTGAGCCGGTATGCAGGTAGCGTTCAAATGCGCCGGGACTTGCGGCAGGCGGCGGCCGATGACCGAGTACGTGCAATCGTACTTCGCATTGATTCGCCGGGTGGAACCGTGGCCGGGACGGGTGACCTGGCTGATGATGTGGCCGACGCCGCGAAACGTAAGCCGCTCACTGCCTATATCGAAGATACCGGAGCGTCGGCGGCGTACATGGTTGCCTCGCAGGCGAGCCGGATTGTTGCAGGCCCAGACGCCGTGATTGGTTCAATCGGCGTCTATGGCGTGCTCTACGACTATTCGCGCGAATTCGCTAACGCAGGAATCAAGGCGGTAGTGGTTCGCTCTGGGAAATTCAAGGGGGCTGGTGCGGCCGGGACGGAAATAACCGAAGA